CCCAATTAGACACTAAGATTTCTACTACTGACTCTAACAGTGGAGATGCTGCTGTAGAAGCTAGAAGAGCTGCTAACGTAACTTTACAAGATACAGCTACAACGGCTGTAGAAGCTAGACGTACTGCTAACATAGCTGGAGCTGTTTCTACTATTACTACTGGTAACTTAACAGCGTCAAAAGCTCTAGTATCAGACGGATCAGGTAAAGTAGCTGCTTCTAGCGTTACTAGCACTGTTCTAGGATACTTAGATGCTACTAGCTCTGTTCAAACTCAACTAAATACTAAGATTTCTACTACAGATGCTAATGCTATAGAAACTAGAAGAGCAGCTAACGTAACCTTACAAGATACAGCTACTGCTGCTGTAGAGACTAGAAGAGCTGCTAACGTAACTTTACAAGATACAGCTGCTACTGCTGTAGAAGCTAGAAGAGCTGCTAATATAGCAGGTGCTATATCTACAGTCACAACCAGTAACTTAGGAACTGCTAAAGCTTTAGTATCCGATAGTTCTGGTAAAATAGCTGTTTCTAGCGTTACTACTACTACTTTAGGGTACTTAGATGCTACTAGCTCTATTCAGACCCAAATAGATGCAAAAGCTCCTTTAGCTTCTCCTACTTTCTCAGGACTAGTAACTGCTGGACATGACTTAGTAATTACAGGTAACTTAACAGTTAATGGTTTGACTACTACTATTAACTCAACTAATAAAGTAATACAAGATAGATTTATAATGCTTGCTAATGCTGTTACAGGTACCCCCAGCAGCGATGTAGGTATATTCTTAAATCGAGGTACTTCAGGTAATGCTGCTATATACTATGATGAATCTACTAAGTCTTTTACTCTGTCAGAGACTAGAGACCCTGAAAGTAACACAGTTATTGCTCCTACAGGGGCTGCTAACTTAGTTGTAGGAGCCTTTAGTGCTTCTACTATATCTTATAACGGTGCCGATTTAAATACCGCTATAACAGCTAACGTAAGCACTTTAACTACTGAAGCTACTGCTATAGAAGCTAGACGAGCTGCTAACATTGCTGGAGCAGTATCTACTATTACTACTGGTAACTTAACAGCGTCAAAAGCTCTAGTATCAGATGGGTCAGGTAAAGTAGCTGCTTCTAGCGTTACTAGTACTGTTTTAGGTTACTTAGATGCAACTAGCTCTGTTCAGACCCAACTAAATACTAAGATTTCTACTACTGACTCTAACAGTGGAGATGCTGCTGTAGAAGCTAGAAGAGCTGCTAACATAGCTGGAGCTGTTTCCACTATTACTACTGGTAATCTAGCAACGTCAAGAGCTATAGTATCAGACGGTTCTGGCAAAGTAGCTGTATCTGATGTTACTGCTACAGAGGTAGGTTACTTAGATGGTGTGTCTAGTGCTATACAAACTCAACTAAATGCTAAGCAAGCCAGCCTAGCAGGAGCTACCTTAGATTTAGGTACACTATGATAAATACATTGACTAAGTAATTTTAATATGGTATAAGGGATGATATGACACAAAAAGTTTCAACATACATGGGTGGTCTTGGTTTAGATGCAACTGCTAAATTAGAAATACAAGCTAACGCTACTGTTACTGTTGGTAATGGTACTAGCACAGGTAATGTAATAGTTGGTGGTAATATGGTAGTAGGTGGTACTTTCGACCTTGGATCATTCTAAACTAATAAATTTTTAAGGAGTAACTAATGGCTACACAGCTACAATTCAGAAGAGGCACAACAGCCCAAAATAACTCATTTACAGGTGCTGATGGTGAGGTATCTATAGACAAGGGCTCTAAAGGCCTAAGAATTCATGATGGCGCCACTGCTGGAGGTTACGAAGTAGTACCTGCTGGCACTATAGTTGCTTATGGGGGCGCTTCTGCCCCTATTGGTTGGCTACTATGCGATGCTGCTGCTGTTAGTAGGACAACTTACGCAAGATTATTTGCAATTGTAGGTACTGCTTTTGGAGTAGGTGATGGATCTAGTACTTTTAACACTCCTAATTTAGCAGATAGACTTCCTCTCGGTAAAGGTTCTAATAATGGTACTGTAGGTGCTACAGGCAGCGCTGCTGCTGCTAGTGGTGTACTTACTTCTGCCGCTATATCGGGAGTTCAAACTGGCGCTTCTAACACAGGTACGGGTACTAGTGGTACGGGTACAACTGGTACAGCTAACACAGGTACCGGTAACACAGGCACTGGTACTAGCGGTAATTCTACTGCTACTATAGCAGCATCTACTTATAATACAGGTACGGGTACAACGGGTACAGGTAACACAGGTACGGGTACTAGTGGTACAGCTACTACTGGAGCAGGTAATACAGGTACAGGCACTACTGCTGCGGCTACTCAAGCTCTTAATGTAGGAACGGGTAACGTTGCTGCATCTGCTAAAGACTCCTCTTTAACTGCTGTAGTTACTTCTGTAAACACTGCTGCACACTCACACTCTATTCCCGCCTTGTCTGTCGCAGGTCTATCTGTTCCAGGATTATCTGTTCCAGCCTTATCTGTTCCAGGATTATCTATTCCAGCACTAACCATTCCTACTATGACTACGGGTAATCATACGCACTCTGTTCCAGCACTAGCTGTTCCAGCACTATCTGTACCGGGGCTATCTGTACCGGGACTAACAGTACCCGCACTAACAGTACCAGCACTAACAGTAGCTAATCATACTGCAGCTACTGCGTTGCCTTTTGAAATTACTAACTTTATAATTAAGATTTAATTATGGTAGAAGAACGAGAGCTAGACCAAGTTAGAAGCGAACTTGATAAACTACATGAGAGAAGTACTAGGAACGGTACAGAAATATCTGCTCATGAAGCTGTTTGTGAAGAACGGTATAAACATATATCAAAAAGTTTAGATGACATGAACAAACAAATGGATGAGCTACACGCTTGCGTGTCTAGTTTACGTAGCTTAGCTACACAAGGGCGAACCTCTATTAAAACATTACTATGGTTAGGAGGAGCAGTAGCTGCTATAAGTGGTTACTTCTTAATGATTTCTGATTACTTTATAAAATGAGTTTTTTCAGGCTTCCTATAGATAAGCTACTATCTAAGCTACCCGTACCTACAGAATTTAACGAATCTCAGCAAGCTATGATAGACGGGCTTAATGAGAATCGTTTTTTTGTTCATATAGCTGGGCGACGTACTGGAAAATCTTATGGTGCAGCTATATTAGCTTTCGCTAAATTACTTGAGCCAGGACAGCAAGTAATGGTAGTAGCTCCAAACTTCTCACTATCTTCTATTATTTGGGACTATGTAACTGACCTAATTAAACAGATGGAACTTGAAGTAGATAAGTTTAATCAAAAAGATAAAGTAGTAAAGCTAGTTAATGGCTCTATATTTAGACTTTTATCTGCTAATAATAGAGACTCTTTAGTTGGGCGCGCTGCTAACCTACTTATAGTAGATGAAGCTGCTATTATACCTAACGATGAGTACTTTACTAGAGATTTACGTCCTGCACTATCCACCTTTAAAGATTCTAGATGCTTATGGATCTCCACCCCACGAGGCAAGGCTAACTATTTATATAGTTATTTCTTACGAGGAGAAGATGCTGAGTTTGATGAGTGGGGTTCTGCTAAATTTACTTGGAGAGCTAATCCTATGCTATCTTCAAAAGATGTTGATGAAGCTAAAAGATCCATGACTAGAGCTTTGTACATGCAAGAATACGAATGTGAATGGACTACTACTGAATCCCAGATATTTGATGCTATAGATGAAGATAAACACCTAATAGACTGTGAAGAGCTTGTTTTTTCAGAGGTTATAGCAGGGCTAGACGTAGGCTATCGAGATGAGAATGTATTTGTAGTTATAGGCGTTTCTAGAGATGATAAATACTATATATTAGATGAATATATATCTAAAGAGTCTACTACTTCAGAATTAGCTAGTGTTATACGTGATAAAGTAGATCAATGGGCTATAGAAAGTATTTATATAGACTCAGCCGCACAACAAGTAAAAGCTGACTTTGCTTACGATTATGATATTTACTGTGAGAACGCAATTAAATCAGTAAACGACGGTATAAGTTTTGTACAATCTTTAGTAGAGAATGATAATTTGTATTTTGATATAGAGGGCGCTACTCATACTTTTTCTGCTATAGCTGCTTACTCTTGGAACCCTAATACTGATATACCTAAACCAGTACATAACTGGGCGTCTCATCCTTGTGACGCAGTTAGGTATGCTTTATATACTCATCACAAGACTAACGGTATTTCTATCTATGCTTAGGATTATGGTACTTAATTATAAAAGACCTGACAATGTTAACAAGATTATAGCTGCTTATAAAGATAAATTTCCTATAACTGTTATAAATAACAATCCTTCTAACCCTTTTCCCGTAATGGGAGGTACTATAGATGTTATAAATAATGATACTAATTATAAATGTATGGAAAGATGGATACGCTGTTATGAGTATAATGAACCTTATAAACTAGTATTAGATGATGATTTATTACCTTCTATAGATACTATTAAAACTATGTATAAAAAAAATAAACCTATGATAGGAGTTTACGGTAAGTCAGGGGTATCTTCTTCTAATTCATACTCTGATTTAAATGATCACTGGTGTACGGATTCTATTGTAGATTTTTTAGTAGGATCAGTAGTACTTATTAAACAAGCAGCTCTTGATCTAGTAAAAAAAGACCTACTAGCTATAGGCTATCCTGAGCGTGGAGATGATATTATTGTTAGCTATCTGGTTAAGAATAAGTGTAAGATAAATAATCTAAGTACAGTATCTGGAAAAGTTTTGAACTTACCAGAAGGTGACGTAGGTTTAAATAAAGACCCCTCTCATTTTATAAAGAGATGGAATGTTTTGCAAAACTTTAAAAATATAGGTTGGACAGATTCCAAAAATGCATTATCATGAATAAACTAAAAAGATTTCCTGTAAAATATATAAGAGATTATATAAAAAAAGATTATAAACTACGTGATGAATGTTATATATGTAAGGCTACTGACAATTTAGAGCTACACCATTTATATAGTGTAAGTCAATTATTTGAAAAGTGGTGTACTAATAATAACGTAAGACATATAGATGATGTAGATGTTATTAAAGAACTACGAGTTATTTTTGCAGAAGATTGTAAGAGTGACCTAGGACATGACAACTTATTTACTTTATGCGGTAAGCATCATAAACAGTTACATAACTTATATGGACAGAAATATTCTAATCACCTAGTACCTAAGATAAAGACTTGGTTAGACATTCAGAAGGCGAAACATGGCAATTAAAGAAACACCTCAATGGAGACAATGGTTATCAGAAAAACTTAATCCTGCTCAGGCGTCTATAGCGTCTTTAGAGCCTTTTGCTAGTCCTGATAATATTGTAGAATACGAACAAGCTTATAGAGAAATTGAAATAGTTCATAGAGCTATAGACCTTGTTGTAAATGCTTGTGCAGAGATTCCTTTTATAGTTGAGGGTACAGGCCCTGCAAAAAAAGTAAATAAAATACTTAACCTAAAACCTAATCCTTTTGAGGATAGAGTACGCTTATTTAGAAGAGCATTTTTAGATTTTATGCTAGATGGTAATGCTTTCTTTTATTATGATGGTAATGATCTATATGTACTTCCTGCAAATGATGTAGAAGTAGTACCAGATCCTAAAACTTTTGTATCACACTACAACTACTTAGTATCTAATCAACGTAGCTCAGATTTATTTGGATACGGTAAACATACTCGTAAGTCTGATGCAATTAGGTTTGAAGCTCATGAGATAATTCATATTATGGCTGAGAATGATGAGTCTATATTTAGAGGAGTATCTAAGATTAAGTCTATTATTAGATTAATTGAGCTGTACTACTATATGATTAACTTTCAAAGACAGTTTTTTAAAAATAATGCTGTTCCAGGATTTGTTCTTACTACTGATAACATACTTTCTAAAAGAGTTAAAGAGCGCTTGCTAGAAGCTTGGAGATCTACTTATACAACTATATTTGATGGTGCTAGAAATCCCGCTATACTTGATGGTGGTTTAAAAATTGATAAGTTTTCCACCGTTAACTTCGATCAACTAGACTTTGAAGATTCTATTGAACGTATACAGCAAGATATGTCTAAAGCATTAGGTGTTCCTTATGTATTACTAAAATCTGGTAATAACGCAAATATTGACGCTAACCAAAAATTATTTTATTTACATACTATCCTACCTATGCTAAGTCAGTTTTGTAGTGCTTTTTCTCACTTCTTTAACTCTGGAGTTGACATCCGACCAGACAAGTTATCAGTGCCCGCACTTCAGCCTGATAACAGAACTCAGGCTTTGTACTACTCTACTCTGGTAAATACAGGAATCATAACCCCGAATGAGGCTCGTGAAGGATTAAGATTTGCAAAACTTGAAGGAAATGATAATATAAGAGTACCACAAAACATAACGGGTAGTGCTACTGATGCGTCCCAAGGTGGTAGACCAGTAGATGATACTACTAGTGATCAAGGAAGTGATTAATGACAAATAAAACATTTTATTTAAACAGCTCCTTCGAAGCTAAATCCTATAAAAGAGGCAGTAAGTCTCTAAAGATTGCTGGATATGCTAATACTATTACTAAAGACCGTGCAGGTGACGTTGTTACCGCTGAAGCATGGGCTAAAGGTGTAGAGAATTACAGAAAAAATCCAGTAATGCTTTATCAGCATAAACATGAATGTCCCATTGGGCGTATAGAAAAGATTGTTGTTGATAAAAAAGGTATTTATGTAGAAGGTGCCGTGAGTGAAGCTGCTGAAAAAATTCACGGGATACAAACACTTATAAATGATGGAGCTTTAAAAAGCTTTAGTGTAGGTTTCCGAGTAAAAGACGGCAAATATAATCGAAATGATGATTCTATGACTATTACTGAAGTAGAATTATTAGAGATATCTGTTGTAAGTGTACCTTGCAACCAAGATTCTCTATTTAGTATTCGTAAGGGTTTTGACTCGGACGATGACTACTCTAAATTTGTAAAAGAATTTAAAGAAACTGATCAAGAAGATCAAAAAGCAATGCGTAAGATTAAAGCCGGTATAACTGATATGACTGCTGGTCATTATCATACTGTCGAAGTTGACGAAACTGGTAACGGTGTAACAACCTACGCATCGCATATGACTAATCACGCTCATAAAATTGTAAATGGTATATTATTAGAAGCCGAAGGGCATACACACGATATTACTATGGTAGGCGTGCCAATTCATGATATGGAGGAAGATCTTTCTACTAATGAAAGGCCTTTATCTCCAACAGAGGAGGAAGCAATGAATACATCAAAACAAGATATAGTTGAAGAAGTAAAAACAGACGAAGTTGATACTACTGAGCTAAAAGCTGATGAAGCTAGTTTTGAGGTAGAAGTTAAAGCTGAAGAGGAAGTAACCTCAGAAGATAAAACTAAAGATACTACCATAGAAGCTACTAATTCAGAAGAAGTAGAAGCAGAAATTAAATCTGTAGATATTACTTCAGAAATTGAAGTCGAAAAAGAAGATGAGGAAGAGCATTTCGAAGTTCGTGACCCGAATGAAGTAATACCTTTTACTAATCTACTATCTGCAGACACTGCAGAACTTCAAAATGGGGACCTAGTAAATTACCAAGAAAAAATGTATAAGGTCCTTAATATCGCAACTGCCCAAAACCCAATATTTAAATTTTTAGAGATTGACGCAGAAGGCAAAGATTGTGATAATGTACTTAATGTGAATGCAGAAGAAATTTCCCAAATCACTAAAACTGAACTTAATAAAGAAAATACTAGTGAAGACGCTATTGAAATCAAAGAGCTTCACGAAGATTCAACAAAGGAGAACGACACCATGGCTGATCAAGTCGTAGAAACAATCGACCTTACAGAGGCAACTAAATCTGTAGAAGTCGAAACCACAAAAACAGTTAACACTGTTTCTGAGCCTAGAGTTGCAAATCTGGTTGAAAAAACTGGTGAAGCAATTACTAAAAATGCAAATGCAGAGGACCTACAAGGTTACTCTTCAAAAGCAGACCAAGCTGAGTTAAAAGAACTACAGTTTGAGATCTCAAAGCACAAAGATGAGATCAAAGCATTACAGAATAGCAAAATGCTATATCAAGAGAACCAGAACCGTCAGGCTCAATTCTCAGAAAAAGATATGGCTAACGCTGTTCTTCTTTCTAAAATGCTAAACAAGCGTGACGTATTTGATACCAAATTTGGTCAACGCATGAAAGCAGTTACAAATGTAGATCAATTCTTATCTAACTTTTCTTCCAACATCTATACAGAAATGGAACAACAGCTAGTTATCGCACCTATGTTTAACCGTCTACCAGTAGACGCTAAGAACTTCCGCGTACCAGTTGCTGATGAAGATACAGATGGTGATGTAGCGATGTTCAAATCCGGTACTTATGCTACTGGTGTTGGAGACGTTACAAACGTACCAACTTCTAACCAAAACACTATCTCTTCTGTGGACTTTACCCCACATAAATTTATGGCTACAACACACTTAGCCAAAGATGAAGAAGAAGATACAGTACTACCACTTCTAGATTTCTTACGTGCTGCTGCGACTCGTCGTTTAGCTCGTGCTATTGATAAATCTATTCTACGTGGTACTGGTGCTCTAACAGGCTTTACTGCTTCCCCAACCAATGCAATTACTGTTGGTGTTGGTTACGCTTCTGTAATCAAAGGTGTTGCTGCTCTAGCTCGCGCTGCTTCTCTAGATGTTGCTACAGGTTCTGCAAACGATAAAGCTGATCCTTCAGATATCGCTGCTGCTCGTACAGCAATGGGTAAATATGGTCTACAACTAGGTAATGACCTAGTGTATGTTACATCTATCCAAGGTTATAACAACCTAGTAACAACTTCTGATTTCCAGACTGTTGATAAATTCGGTCCTAACGCTACTTACCTAACAGGTTCTGTAGGCGCGGTATACGGTATTCCTATCGTAGTATCTGAGTTCATGGACAATGTTGGTACACAGAATAACGAAATTGGTTGTTTAATGTATAAGCCTGGCTTCATGATTGCTGAACGTCGCGGTATTGAGATTGAATCTGAGTACGAACCACGCCAGCAAGTAACTGCAATGTATATGTCAACTCGTTTTGACTTCCATGCGCTTACAACTGTTGCCTCAGCTGCTCTTAGTTCTGCTAAGTATGCTTACGCTGTTAACGTTAAAGCAGGTTAATTTATACTTGACATCGTTGAGACTACAGGGGGAGGCGGTCAAACGCCTCCCCTTATTTGATATTAAGGCAGGGAAATATGACAGAACGTTTTGAAGAAGATTTAGGCACATATACATATATTGGTTTAGCACAGGTCAAAGACTATCTTAGTATATCTAGTACTGTTCAAGATGCTAGACTAGCTAATATTATTTCCTATGCTACTGGAGTAGTTGAACACTATATCGGACAAGAATTACTAGCTAACGATTATGTAGAGATTTTTGATGGAGGTAAAGCCTCCTTATTTACAAGTAGATTACCTTTAAATAATGTATACCAAATAACAGAATTTAACGGCTCCGAACACCAAATACTAAATGATTCAACAACTATAGGTACTCCTGTAGTTAGTGCTGACGCTAGTGGTATAGACTTTGCAGCTGTAGGAGCTAGCTTAACTACCCGCATAAAAAACTTTGGAACAGCAAGTTTAGAACTTAATAGCTCTAACTATGTAGTATCAAACTCTGTGCCTGATAACTTAAAAATGTACGAAGGCGACTTTACTATTGAAACTTTTGTTAGGATAGATGAGAACACTATTCAAGATAATGTAGTTTTTGCTATAAATACCGATGCCAGTAACTATATGAAGTTCAGTACTTCTAATCAGTATGGGCTAGCTTTTGAAGCAAATGTAGAAGGTACAGCTACTGTAGTGCGAGGTGCAAATACTTCTATTGAAGCACAACAATTTTCTAAGCGCAAGTGGGCGCATATCGCTGTATCCCGTAAGCTAGATGATGAAAAACTGTATATGCACTATAACGGTAATGTTATAGCAGATGCTAGCTATAGTGAAGCTAACTTAACTTTTACTAGTAATGTGCAAATAGGTACTACCTTTAAAGGGTACATAGACGATATGAAAGTTACTAATAAAGCTGTGTACGGAGCTTCTAATTTTACTCCTCCATCAAACAGATCTAGACCTGATGATGATACAGTATTACTACTACATTTTGACGGTAAACAAGGCGACACTTCTATTATTGACGTACATGGAGCTATTAATGACTATACCTTCAGTAGAGATCATGGAGAGATAATTAGAGAAACCAATTCTTCTGCAGCTGTAAAAGGTGGCGTACAAAGAAGCTTCCCATCTATGACCCTATTAGGTCCTGCAGTATTTCAAGGATATCCTAGTGGCATAAAAGTTTCTTACCGTGCGGGTTACGAAAATAATACTGTACCTTTAGATATTCAAATGGCTACTTTAGATTTTATAAAACTAGTGTATAAACAAGATCAGGATAAAAAAGGTTTTACTTTTGAAGGAGAAAGTGGTGATAAGTATCCTTTAGCTTCTAGTTTTCCTCCCCACATAAAACGTATTTTAGATATGTATAGGATTATTATGTAATGGCGAAAGCCTACCCTCTTGTTAACTCTACTATTATTAGTAAAGTAACTAGTTCAGATCCTAAGCTAAACGTAACAACTAAAGGGCCTTTAGCTTTGTCTAAGGCCCTTAAAACTTCTCAACAATTATATAGGGCTTCTAGAATAGATAGTAAGTATAAAGGTGTACTAACTTCTTTAGCAGGTAGACTAAACTCCCAGATAGAGCTAGCTATTGTTAAAGAGCTGGGAGGAGGTCAAATTAGTGCAGGTAAAGGTGGATTTTATCCTGATTTTTTTATAAATATAGATGGTTCAGAAGAGTTTAGAGAGCAAAAACTTGTAGCAACTAAAGAAACTGACACAGGCGTAGTCAGAAAAAGCAGAGTTGGACTAGCTGGGGGTAGTGGTATTACCTTAAAAACAGGTAAACAAGAGCTACTTACTGGGTTTAACCTATCAAGTGGTGAACCAGAAGCAGAAACTAAAGAAGTTAGAACTACTAGACTAGTAAGAAATTTAAGAACAAATGCTAATAATCCAAGAGAACTACTAAGAATATTAGATGGTAGAAGTCCTGCTGCTAGAGCTATAAAAAATAGCTTAATAACTAAAGCTAGTGCAATTGATATACCTGTACAATTCAGAGGAGTATTACAGAATAGAACTATTAAGTTTACTTGGCCTCAAATAAAAAAATGCGTAGCTGCAGGCAAAATGAAAATATTAATTAAGCTTGCTGATGATGAGACTGTTGAAACAATACAGCTAAACTTATACTTTACAGGGTCTACTATAACTAAAGCTTTAAATGATATGAATAGAGTAGTTATAAAACAACTAGACGGAGAATTAGGTACTACAGTACTTAAAGCTTTATCGGAAATGGCTACTCTACCTTCCGGTATTACTGCGGGAGAGGTACAGAAATGGCTAAAGAGTATGGGCTTTAATCATGCTCTTGCATATATTGCAGGATCTGCTATTATATCACGCGGCATAGCTAAGATAAAAAAACCTAAACTACAAAAGAAACAAGCTACCAAGACTCAAGGATTTATTTCAGGTGTACAGTGGACAGCTTTAGTACAAAATCAACTACAGAAAACTATGAGAAAAGGTGGTCCACCTATTAAACCTAATCTAACAGAGCGTTCTGGAAGATTCAGAGGTAGTGTGAGAGTTGTTCCAAATTATAGAAATAACTTAATAAGTTTTTACTATCTACCTTTATATAGCCATTTAGAGAAATATGGTTATGATCCTGAACAACAAATAACCCGCAGTATACGAGAAGTAGCTCAAAAAGTATACGCAAGACAATTTAACATACAAAGGATGGCCTAATGCCTGTAAATAGAAGAACAGAGATAATCCAATTTTTAGTAACTAGATTAAAAGAGATTGATGGGGGCGTTTCTCCTTATGATAGTAACTATACTTTTGCATTAAATCTTTTTGATAATGTATTTCGTAAAATTAAATTTCTAGATGAAGTTAACGACTTTCCTGCCTTGTATGTCTCTGCGGGGACCGAAATCCGAGATTTTCAATCAGAAAATTTGACGGTAGCTACGTTAGACGTTATTATAAGGGGATACGTATATGGAGAAGATAATTCACAAAATATATCTGATAATCTTGTTCAAGACGTCGAACACATTATATACGCATTAGGCGACAATCCTGATAAAGGCATATTAGATATAACAATAGATAATATTACTATGGATGAGGGATTGGCTATACCATACGGTATAGCAGAAATTGAATTATCAATAGTCTATAGACTAGAAAACTAAGGAGAAAAAAATATGGCATCTCTTAATCTACAAAGAAATTCCGAGGTATTCTTCTCTTCCGTTGATTTAAACGGAGGAGCAGCTGTTACCACTATGACACCTCAAAACACCTGGAAGCTAGAAGTGCTTGCTGGGTTTGCTGTGTCATCATCTGCCGCTACTCAGGACATAACCAGCTTAGAATCTGGAACTAGTCCTGATCGCTCGCAGCAAAGATTTAATACCGCAATTAACCCTGTTGACTGGAACTTACAAGTATACGTAAGACCTACGGGTGTACAAACAGGTGCTGCAGCTAATGGGACAACAGCTGCAACAAACAAAACAGGCAACGTTAAGCCCGTAGCTGACTGGTTTATGTGGCAGTCACTTACTTCTAACACTAAACCTACTTCAGGCACTGCTGATCAGTCTATATGGACTAGCGGAGGTAAACTAGCTACAACTACTACTGCAGCTTCTACAGGAGCACACTCTTCTCGCTCTAACTTCTCTACTATGCCTGAAAATCATATGTACTTTAAACTAGATAATGTTATTTATCAAGTACAAGCTTCTACTGTTAATGGCGCTGCTGTTGACGCAGGTATTGAAGAAATTGCTACTACTACATGGACCGGCTTTGGTACTACACTAACTGAACTTTCAGGAACTCCGCGCAATAATGCTATTTCTGTATTTGGTGGCATACTAAATAGCGGTAGTACCGTATTAGCTAACTCAAGCTCAGTTAATACTTCTGCTCCTTCCAGCTATCACCCTTTTGCTACTATGAATGTAGCGGGTGTTTCTGGTACTAACTCTTTCATTAAAAACCGCTTAAGTTCTATCGAATTCCATCATAAACCAACTGCAGGTGGATCTGATGTTAAGTACACCTTCCCAGTTACTGCTCTAAGCTTTGACTACAATAATAATGTTACTTACTTAACTCCAGAAGAACTAGCATCACTTAACCAACCTATCGGTCAGTTTACTGGTACTCGTGCCGTAACTGGTTCTGCTACTATGTATCTACGTTCCGGTGATACTGAGTCAGCTACGTTCCTACGTAATATTGCTAATGATACTAGAACTTCATCTGCTGTAACTTCTAATGCAAACTTAATTATTGGCGGCGCTACTGCTCCCTATATGGCTTTTCAATTAGATGCATGTCAGTTTGAATTCCCTACACTAGCTGTTGAGGATGTTATCTCACTAAGTGTTAATTTTGTAGGACAAGAACCGACTGCAAGTAAAGGCGATGGTGGAGAGGTTACAATCTTCGCTGCTAAAGCTTAGTACTTAAACTAACGATGTTTCTGAGGGGGAACATTAACTATTAACCAGAGAGTGTCTATTCACTTGCAAATCAAGGTCCCCCCTCACCTTAGAAAGCAGATACGTGAATAGACACTCACCATAATCAAATGAGGGAAAATCATGAGTAAAATTAAAAATGCAATAGCCAAAGAAACGTCAACATGGGTAGAATTCCCGGATATTGAAGGTTTTGAGGTTAATTTACGTTTCTTAACCAGAGAAGATTTAGTTAAGATTAGAGGCCAAAGCCTACAATATAAATTCAATAAAAGAACCCGTCAACGTGAAGAAGAAGTAGATAGTGATAAGTTTTTAGAAGCTTACGCTGAAAAAGCTGTTGCCGATTGGAAAGGCTTAAAGTGTAAACACTTACCTCTATTGTTACCTGTTGACATTTCTTCTATGGACCCCGAAGAAAATATCGAATATAGTATAGAAGAAGCCTTAGAATTACTTAAAAATTCTACTATATTTGACCAGTTTGTTACTGATACTATGAATGATTTTGAGCAATTCTCTAAGAAAAAAGTAGAGACTAACTCAAAAAACTAATAGACTACCTCCGTAGTTCTTTTAACGGAGGTGGAGTAGACGTAGAACAGTATCTACTAATGTGTGAGCAGATGGGTTGGGAGCCTGACGAAAATCAGATACCTATAGACCCTTCTACTTTATCAATAGAAGTTCAGCAAACTCTAGTACTACTAAACGCTCTACCAGATAAATGGGAGGGTATGAGTGGTTCTTGGATGGGCAAAGACTATAGCGGTTTATCTGCGATTATGGATATATATGAAATTCAAGATCGTAAAGATGTTTTTGAGTTGTTAAAATTAGCAGAACAAGAACTAGGAAAATTCTATACCCAGAAGCAAAAAGAGCAAGCCTCTTTAAGCAAAGCAAAGAGAGCATAAGTAGTTGAGCATTATTAAAAACGTTGTAGATACAACATTTACATCCAAGGGAGCTGCCGGAGTTGCTAGCTCTACTGCGGGTGTAACTAAAGCACAAACACGACTGGGACAAGCAAGTGCTAGTTCCGGTCGTCAATTTTCTGCACAAGCTACTGGCATGGGCGGCTTAGTAGCTGCTTACGCTGGCGCTGCTGCTACCATCTTTGCTCTTGAAGCTGCTTACATGGCTCTATCTAAAGCTGCTCAGGCTGAAACTATCGAAAAAGGTACTAACTCTCTTGCTAGAAGTATAGGACAGAGTGGTCCCGCTATTATTAAATCACTAAGAGAAATTTCACAAGGCCAGCTTACTTTAGCTGAGACAGCAGCAACAGCTAACATCGCCCTTTCTGCTGGCTTTAATGCTTCCCAACTTGAAAAATTAACTACTATCGCTTTAGGAGCTTCTCGCGCTCTAGGTAGAGACTTTGAAGACGCACTTCAAAGGGTTACTAGAGGTGCGGCCAAGCTAGAGCCTGAACTATTAGACGAACTTGGTATTTTTACACGTATTGATCCTGCTATTAGAGCTTACGCCTCATCCTTAAATGTGTCTGCATCCAGCTTAACTCAGTTTGAAAGAAGACAAGCTTTTGTTAATGCTGTTATCGAGGAAGGTAATAAAAAGTTTAAATCTATAGATATATCAGCTTCTTCCTCCCAAAAATCATTAGAACAACTAAGAGTACAAATTAGCGACTTAGGTACTGACTTTCTACAGCTAGTAGCAAGTGGTATTAAGCCTCTTGTTGACTTTTTAAATGATAATGCCGGTGCTGCACTATTACTATTTGGTGGTATACTAGCTTTAGTATTTGGTAAATCTGCACAAGTTATATCAGGTTTTGCTGCTACTAGTTTAACTAGCTTAGGTGTTCTAGCTACTGGATGGGCTATGAAAGCTGAAAGCATGCGCGGTAATTTTGTAGCAGTAACTGCAGCGGCTAAAGCCTTTAATAAAGAAGTAGCTAGTCGTGGCGGTGTACTAGGCAAGGGGCTATTAAATGCTAAAGGCAAGCCAGCTAAGTTAGCAGGTACAGGGTCTTTTGTACAAGGATTAGATAGAACTACGTCTTCTGCAGCTTCTTCGGCAAGAGCTGATTTTGCAGCTGGTGGCGTTAATTACGCTGGTAGAAAAAAAGCTATTGCCGATTTAACTAAGGCGAAGCTAGCCTTAACAGCTGCTCAAAGAGGCGAGAGCCTTGCTTTTAAAGACGCAACTAGGATAATTGCTGCTTATACTGTGGCTAATAAATCAGCTACAATAGGTACTAGATTATTTGCTGGTGCAGCTACAGTAGCTACGTTTGCTGCTAGAGGATTAACTGTCGCTATGGGTCTACTAAATGCTTCTCTTGGTATTATATTTACTATAATTACTGTAGCTCAGATAGCTGGTACCTTTTTTGACGTAGATATATTAAAGAAAATAAAAGAAGGTATTCTTGGTATTAGAGAAGCTTCAGAAGATTTAGCGTCTGGTTTTCTTGGTGTTGCTGGAGGTAGCATAGGTGAAGATTTAGTAAATAGAGTAAGAGATTTAGGTGGCGAGACAGAAGGCCTAGCTAAGAGGTTAGTAAAAATGAGAGATAAGAATGCCACAATGACCATTATAGAACAAGGCCCGAGGGCTAATAACTATGGTCCAGACGCTTCAATAACCCCTCTACTTATAGCTACTACGGATTTAACTAAGAAGCAGGAAAAGCTAAATAGAGTAAGAGAAGGTGGCAACGAAAGCCAGATAAGACAACTACAGATAGAGATAGCACTGTACACTGCTCTAGTATCAGCGCTAAGTTCTGTAAACGCAGGGTTTGAGTTACTTGTAGGACAGACTGCTAGGTTATCTGGTATACCTGCTAACACTATTTCTGATTTATTTAGCAGTGCTGACGGCATTATAAAGAATCTTGGTGATGACGTAGAGATTATGTATAATAAATTTCCAAAAGGTACGGATTTTAATACTCTAACGGAAGCCCAACAAAATCTTATATTAGATGCCGTGCGTCTGCAGGATGCTTTAAACAACGCAGGAGATGGGTTATCTGACGCTAGTTTAGACTCAGAAAAATTATCAGCTTTATTGTCTGGTGCAAGTACCGCTCTTAAAGAGCTAAAGAAGAATAGCTTAGCCTCTGCTCGTTCAATAAGAGAATTAATAATACCAATGGATAATCTTAATGCTAGCCTTAGAGAATTACAAACAGCTGAAAAAGTGTTAGCTGGTATACAGAAAAACTTTAGCTCAGCTATTTCAGGAGTAGATACTACTGCTTTTTCTGGGTTAATTAGTATTACAGGTAAGATAGCTACAAACACTGAACAAATGACTGCATTTCAAAATGAATATCTTGCTAGTCTTATAAAAGCGGAAGGAATTGGAACAGACAGTGCGGGAGTAGCCTTAACAGATGCCGGAGTAGTTGCGCAAAAAGCTGCTCTTGGATTAATTATACAAAATCTTCAAAAGACTAAACAAATTAGAAAAGAAGCTGATAAACAAGTAGAAGCTTTAGAGTCTCAACTAAGATTATTAAAACAGCAAAATGATATTACGTTTAAAATAGCTGAGAATACTAATTCAGCATCGAAACTATCTAGAGCCCAAGAAATGAGTAAGATAAACATAGACGGACTAAATATTGAGCTTGCAACTATGAAAGCTAGCTCAGCTTCTGATATACAACGCAATAAATTTCACACACAAAGAAAGTCTATTGAGTTAGAGATAGCTAGAATAACTAGTAATAGTAATAGAGCGGCTCAGATAGCTGCTTTAGAAGCTGTTAAAAATGCTCATAAAATATTACATGCTGAACAGGAATTAGTAGACTTGAGAAGATCTCCCGGTTCTACTATAGATGATGATATTAGTAAACAACGCGCTAATATAGAACTACAGCGTAAAGTTTTACAAGATAACTTTAATAATGAAAAAGCTGCTATTATGCAAAAAGGTTCAAGTGCACAAAAAGAAGTTGATGCTCTAGAGAAGATTACCGCGATGCGCAGAAGCGATTTAGACCTTGAGATATCAGATAGACTTAATTTACAAGAGAAAGAACTTGAAATATTTGATGCAGAAACTGCTAATAGGAAACAAAAAATTCAAAACGATATAACTGCTGCAGCAAACCAAAAAGAAATAATTAGTTTAACTGCCAGCTTAGATAAAAATCGTATAAACGCTGCCGAAGCAAATAGCAAAGCTAACTTTGTAGCTATAGAAGCTCAAGTCGCTGCTATGGCGGTATTTCAAGAAAGTGTAAAAGGCTTAAATGTTGGTATAGAAGCTTTTGCTACTAGCGTAGCAGAAATATTAGGTATCACAATGAAGGGCACTCCAGAAGGCGAGATTGCTAGAGATAAAATAAAGGCAAGTGTGGCTAACTTACCTAATCAACTAGGAGACAACTTAGGGGCTACTCAAGCAGCTCTAGCTAAGCAACAAAAACTTCAAGGATCTATATTTAATGAACAGAGAAGTTCTATAGAAAAAATAGCCAAACTTAATACAGATAACGCTGATGCTACTATAAAGCATTTAAATAAGGTATTAGGGATTGCTGAAACTAATAGAATTCTTGAGAGAGTTACCTTACAAACAACTGCTACAGCTCAGGTACAAGCATTAATAAATGCAAAAATATTATTAAGGTTAGAACTAGAAAAAGCACGAGCTCAGGATGCTATAGGAGGTACAGATAGAACTTTAGAACTACTAACTTTACAAGCGCAGCTTGAGAATGATCTTACTAGCTTAAATAGTACAATTGCAGACTTAAACTATGAAACTAATACATGGAATCAAGCTTTAAATGCTACTAAAGAAGTTATAGGTAGTAGTGTTACTCAAGCACTAGTAGATTTAAATGCTAGTTTCTTCGATACCGCTAACGATGTTAGAACTTTTGGTGAGAAAATACAAGACTCTTTTGCTAATATCTTTAAGTCTATACAAGAAACATTCTTTGAAAAAACTATAGCTAAACCTATAGGAGACTTTGTAATGGACGCTGTTTCTCCTATATTCGGGAACTTAGCTAGTGAAGGTATTGATAATGTAGTATTAAGAGATGGGGCTGTACCTGTTGTAATGTCTTCATCCGATGCAAATGGTGAAGATCCTGTAACAGCTTTAAAAGATAAAGCTGGTGGATTCTTTAGTACTGTATTTGAAAGAATAAAAGGCGGATTCAGCTCTATATTCGGTGAAGGAGGCTTCCTACCTAATCTAGCCAATTCAGTATTCGGTTCAGACGGCCTACTTGCTCAAGGTATTAGAGGCTTAGGTAATATAGGATCAACTGTTTTTCAAGGATTAGGTAATATACTTGGCAGTTTAACTGGTGGCGGAGGTGACTCAGGTGGTAATCTACTTGGCACTATATTTAAGGCAGGTGTTGGTTTATTTTCTGGTGGAACACCTGCTCCTGCTATGGCTGCGGGAGGTATAGTAAAACATATGTCTCAAGGTGGCGGTGTTAATGGCCTGCGTGATAGAGTTCCTGCCTTACTAGAACCTGGAGAGTTTGTAATGCGCAAGCAAGCTGCTAAGTCAATAGGTACTCCAGGATTACAAGCTATGAACTCTGGCGGTGGTGCTGGCGGTAATGTAGTAGTTAATATTAAGAATGAAGGAACTCCACAAGAAGCAACTGCGAGTGCTCCTAAGTTTGATGGAGAAAAGTTTGTTATCGATATAGTTACTAGAGACTTAGCAAATAACGGACCAATACGTAGATCAATGAGAGCAGGAGCTTAACATGGTAGCAACTTACCCCGATCAGGCAACAGCGCCTGTAACAGAATTTTCGACAATAACACAGATTGTTTATACTAATACAGCTACTACTACAGATTTTAATCTTGCTGCTACTGTAGATAATCGAGGAGAGGTTGTAGCTCTTGCAGATGGTGTACTACAGTCTACCGATTCTTACGATATATCAAATAATGGTATAACTGTATCTTTTGTTACTGCACCTGCAGCTACATCTCTTACTTTAAAAACAGTTAATATACCTAGTAGATATAGGCTTACTAGAGAGTATCCTGCGGTAAGAGCTGTAGAATATGCAAATGCAGCTTTAACTACTGTAAATGGTAATACTTATTCTATTAATTCGTATACGGATAGTTTTGCATTACCTGAAGGGGTAAATGTAGCTTCTTCTACTGATTTCATGGTATTTTTATCTGGAGTGTACCAAGACCCTAGTAGTTATACTTATCCTTCTGTATCTCTTAATTATGATGGTATAGACATAGGAGATAATACTGCTACTAAATTGTTATTAAATTACAGCGGTAATTTTACAGATGAAAGCTCTTTACCTAGTACTATTACTAATGTAGGCAGCGTTTCTACCTCTAACTCTGCTGGTAGATACGAGGCGGTATTTAGTGGTAGTAACTACTTAAGTGCCCCTTCTAATGATAAATTTAATTTTCACTCTCAACAGGTTACTCTGGATACTTATTTTAGGCCTGCTACGGGTGCTACTATGGCAGCTAATCAAACCTTGTTTTCAAGATATGAAGACTCAGATAACTATTATATGTTACGATTAGTAGGTGCTAACTCTAATGTAGGAGTAGTAATTAACTCTGGCGGAGCAATTACCGAATTATACGGTGGTAATGCTAATGGGGGTATAAACTACCACGTAGCTGTAAGTTATGATATAAATTCTACAGATATTAACTTATACGTAAATAATGTAAGAACAGCACAAGGTAGTTACTCAAGCAGTGCTACCACTAACGGTCCTATAGAAATAGGTAGAGCAAACACTATAAGTCAGTATTTTACAGGTAATATAGATTTTACTCGTTTTGCCTCTGCTTATAGATATGATAGTGCTACTAGTGAGCCTCTAGTTATTAGCCCTACCCCACAAACAGTAATTAGTGGAGCGCCTCTAGGTGCGGTAAGTGCTACAGATACGCTAAGTATAAGAGTATTTGACTCTTCTGTAACTTCTGTAGATAGATTTAGTTCTATGGCTGATAGAAAACCCGATAAGGGCATATCTTCTAAGAGAAGTTTTGATGTAGCTACTTTTACTTCGCAGGCTGGCTATGAGAAAAGGCGCTTAAAGTCTAGACGTTCTAAGAGAGAGTATGATCTATCATACACTAACGTGACTGGTATAGAAAAAACAGCTATTGAGAATTTCTATACGGCAAGAAGTGGAGAGTTTGAGACTTTTATATTTGACTTGGCACACATAAATGAATCTGGTACAATTACAGTTAAGTTCGGTGCTGATCTACAGATATCTCAAATTTTATCAAACGGCCCTGCTCTTACTGATAATTACTACGATATTAAATTTAAATTAAAAGAGGTTTTTGACTAATGACTGCTCGTAACTATGACGTTATATTAACTGTTTCTAACGCAGCTAGTTTTACTACCTCTAATTTTATAGTAGGTAACACAACTGCTACTACAGCAGTTATAGCTAATGTTGATTCTGTTTCTAATACTCTAAAAGTAAAACTTAATAATAGTTTACAGCAATTCAGTTCTACTGAAGTTATACACTCCAATTCTATAACTATATCTGGAACTACTTCAGGTAAACTAAGTCAAGCAAATACTTTTACTCCTAATGTTATGTCAGGTAATGTTACTACAGCTATTGCTAATATAAGTGCTATCACTCCAGGTACTTTTATAGCTGAGAAAAATTCTTTTAGTCAAAACCCTATTGTTAGACTTTACTCTATATACTATCCTGGAGAGTGGTATCCTCCTAATCAAAATGGTAATCCTACTGGGCAGGGAGAGGGCAGAGCTTGGCCTTTAGACTTTCCTATTCGATTTGCAGAAGTTACTGGGGATTATAGCTCAGACTTGTATTATAATGTCATACATGACGGAATAAATTATATGCCCTTTCCTGTAAATTTATCTGGATTTGATGTTAATTCTGATGGTAAAATTAATGAACTCAGCCTAACAGTATTTAATGTAGATAACATTATTTCAGCAATAGTAGAAGATCCTTTTTTAGTAGGTAATAATTTATCTAACTCAGTTATAGCTGTAGTTAATAATGAGCCTGTACACGGAATCGATCCTAGAACTGTAAATGCAACTCCTGCTGATGTAGGTAGTCAAGGAGACGATGCTTTTGACACTCTTACTAGAGCTCGTGCTAATGGTTTAGCCTATAGTACTGATATAGTTAACACATACGGACGTGCTAATGCTACTTTTACAAAAACACAGACAGAAATAGTAAAGGGTAGATGGCAAGCACAAAAACAAGATACTCGTGATTTATTAGGTGCTGTAGTAGAAATTAAAACTACTTTTGCAAATTTTATAGATTACTGGCCTGAGTATAGTACTGTACGTTTCATAACATCTAATGTAGTAGAAGTTTTTAATGCAGTACCTTATAGAGTAGGTGATAATGTTATTACTACTAGTAGTAACGTTGAAGGTACTATACAAGCTATAGAAGAAAATAGATTATTATTCTTATCTAATCCTTTAGGAGATGAAGTATCTGTAGGCGCGCCTATATACATAGTCAATAATAAAGCTGATCCTGAAAGCTATATCGAAGACAAGTTTAAAATAAATCAACTTGAAAGCTTAAATGACTATGTTGCTAACTTTGGCTTAGTATCTTGGTTACAGTATTTTAAAGTTGTTACTCCTAAGAGAAAATATTATAAAAATACTTGCCAGTGGCGGTATAAAGGTGAAGAGTGTCAGTATCCTGGTCCTGGGGGATTAGCTATTCCAGGCACGTCACTTACTTCTAACGCTAACCCAATAGCTGCAAATAATGAGATAGCCTCTGATGCCTTTGGCGATGTTTGTGCTAAGTCGTTATCTGCCTGTACTTTACGAAATAATCAAATACACTTCGGAGGTTTCCCTGCAACAGGAAGAACAGTACCAAGACAATAATATTAAGGGTTGTATATTACCTTGGATACACTTACATGGTAATATACTTGGCGAATATAAAGTTTGTTGTTTTGCAGACTATGTTCCTGATACACAAGTATTAGGAGTACATACTGATGATATTACTGATGTTTGGAATAATGCCAGCTATAAAAAAATACGAAAAAGTTTTATAGAAGGGCAGGTGCCTTTACAATGTGCTCAAGCCTGTTATAATAAAGAGGCTACTGGTAACATTAGTAGTAGAGAGATAAGTAATAAAAAATATGCGCAGTATGCTAGTTTACAAAAAAATACTAATTCTGAGGGACTAGTATCTCATACTCCTACCTACTTAGATATTCGCTTTGGTAATTTATGCAACTTTAAATGTAGAACTTGTGGTCCTGACGCCTCTACTAGCTGGTATAAAGAATACCCTGATTTTACCCATAAAAAAGCTATAGATAATTATACTAATAATGTTATTTTTTGGAATAGCTTAGCTACTATAGCTGCAAGTATTGAGCATGTTTACTTTGCTGGAGGAGAGCCTTTTGTACAAGATGGTCATTATAAACTACTAGAGTATTTAATAAAAAATAACTATGCAAAAGATATAGAGCTAACCTATAATACTAATTTAAGCTATAGTAAGTATAAAAATCATAATCTACAAAGTTTGTGGTCTAACTTCAAATCCGTAAGTCTGTGGCCTAGTATAGATGGTTATGGCAAAAAAGCTGAATATACCAGGAGTGGTTTGTCATGGGATACTTTTGAGAAAAATACAATAACATTTGCAGATAGAATTACAACTTTAAGTGCTGTTATAAGTATATATAGTATAACTTCAATGCCTAATTTAATTTTATGGTGTAAGAAATATAACTTATCGTTTAACGGTACTACTTTGTTAAATCCTTCTCATCAATCTGTAACTTGTCTACCTTTATCTACTAAAAATAAAATAACTGCTCTTTACACTGCTTTTATAAGTAATTACGCTAATCTTCTAGAGTCTTATGAAATATCTGATATTAATGACTGGGTATCTTATATGAATTCTAAAGACGATTCTGATAAGTTATTAGAATTTAAACAATATAATGATAAGCTAGATAAAAGTAGAAAAGAGTCCTTTATGGAAATATTCCCGGAGTATGCCTCATGGTACAGCGCTATCTAAATATCCCACACAAGTACGGTACTTGTGACTGTATAACTCTAGTTTCTGAGTTTTATAAACAAGAATTTAATATAGATGCTGTACTGCCTAAGTATCCTCATGACATTACTTGGATTAAAAAATTTACCCCTACATTTATAGACGAACAACTGTTAAGGTATTCTGTAAAAGTTAGCTTGACAGATATGAAAAATTATGATGTAATAGCATTTAAGTCAAGAAGAACAAATCTAATAATTCATTTTGGTATATATTTACATCCAAATAAGTTATTGCATATAGAACATGGGGGAGTATCACGTATAGACAATCTGTCTTTGTATTGGATAGATTATATACATGGTATATATAGATATAATGAATTGGTATGAAAAATACACAGGTTTTACCTACAAGCATTTAGGTAACGATATAGATCAGGGAATAGATTGTTTTAATTTATGTAGGTATGTTTATAAACAAGAATTAGATATAGATATTCCGTACATTACCTCAGATTTGTGCAACATAGTAGATGAAAATTGGTATGAAAAGACTCACAGTCAGTTTATGTTAGATCAAGCTACGGAAGATAATGGCTGGATAAAAGTACAAGAGCCTAATAAGTATGATGTGATACTAATGAGCTTAGGATCTACCCATGTAGTTAATCACTGTTCTTTATACGTAGCTAGAAACAAAATGTTACAAACTATGTTAAAGCATAAGAGCTGGATTGCTCCTTATGGGAATTACTATAAACAATATACGGTGGGGGTATACAGATGGAAAACTTTAAGCAACTAAAAGATGATATGAATGTTCATTCACTATCTTCCTACCCTCGTGAAGCTGTAGGTATAATAACTAAAGACTTTAAGTATATTCCTTGTAATAATTTAAGTAATAATCCTACTACAACATTCTTTCTAGACCCTGCTGCTTTAGTTACTCATGATAAAAATATTTGGGGTATCTTTCATTCTCATCCTGGGGATGAAAATCCTATTCCTAGTTCTGAAGATAAAATAAGTGCTGCTTTTAATGAATATAATTTTTTAGTAGGATTTAATAATAAGTTTTTTATATATTGGTATGATAAAGGCGTAGACGCTCTAAAATTTGATAAGTTTAAGGAAGAGCATCTTGTTAATTAATCTTAAAATCCAATCAGCTTTTAGTAAATTTTTTGATCAATCTAACTATGTTATTGATATACATAGCTATGCTGATGTACTATTTTACGTTAATTCTATGCACCCCAAATTTGCTTATTACCTATCTCAACAAGAAGTATCTGGGGAGCATAATGAAGGTTACTCTTTTTTAGATAAAAATTTAAATGTTATTAGTAACGAAGAGCTTTACATGACTAAAGCTAAGGAGGGTGATGTTATATATCTTGCTCCAGCTATTATAGGTGGCGGAGGTAAGCGTGGTGGTTTATTTGCTATTCTTGCTATTTTCGCTGTAGTAGCTTTTACCGGAGGCTTAGGTTTAGGCGCTTTGGGAGGTGCTGCAGGTGCTGGTACTGCAGGTGCTGGTGCTGTTGGAACCGCTGGTGCTAGTACTGGATTTTTTGGTGGTATATTTAATGCCTTTAAGGCTTTACCTACTTTTATTAAAAGTATTGCTACAAATGTAGCTATAAGCGTGGTATCTAGAGCTTTTCAAAGACAACCTACTGCTACAGGCGTAAGTACAGGTAGTACAGACGAGGCAGTTAGAGAAAACGGTATATTTGGCTCTTTAACTAACTCTACTACTAGCGGTACTCCTGTTGCTTTGCACTACGGTATGCCTAGAATTTCTGGGCAGTTTTTAAGCGGTTACATAGAATCCACAGAGCACGGTAAGGCTGACATAGTTAAAGTAGGGGAAAGTTTTTAATGGCTATAATTAAGCAATATGTTCATCATTCAAATAGTCTAGTTCCAAGAATAATAGGATCTAAAGGAGGTAAAGGTGGTGGCGGTACTGCAGAGCCTCCTGCAGCTCCTACAGAGTCTCCAAATAGCTTGTTTTCTACTGATATCATATTTGTTACGGTGGGTCTTGGAGAAGGGCCTATATATAGGGTAAATCCTAACGGTCCTCAAGACATAGAAATTCAAGATGGTACTATAGACGACTTAATTAACTTAGACGGTGATGGCTTAGCTAACACTGATAAATTTGTCTACGCTTATAGAACAGGCACTAATACTCAAGATAGTATGGCCGTATTTGGTGAAGCAATAATAACTCCTCAAAATTTTGGTAGCGCAGTAAGGTTAAAAAAAGGTAACTTATCTGGGATACCTTCTAGTTCGGTAACATTACAAGATACAAGCTCCTCAGACTGGGACTCACTATCTTTTAACTTTCAAATAGGGCAATTAGTAAAACAAGACGGAGACGGTAATACTCTTCCTCATAGCATAAGTGTTAGTGTAGAGGTATTTGATAGACTTGGTACTACCTTAATTGCTAGTAGAAATAGATCTATTAATGGCAAAACTACTACTCCATTTAACTTTAATGTAAAAGTAGAAATACCAGAACAATACAAGTCATTAGATGGTTATAGATTTACTGTACGTAAAACCTCTAATGACTCTGACAGCTCTAAGATTGCTGAAGTAGTTGCGTTAACTGGTTGGAATGAAATTGAGAATTCAAAACAAGCGTATCCCCGTACTGCAGTAATTGGTTATGCACTAAAAGCAGAAAATGAACATACGGGAGGAGTTCCTACCTTTACTTCTTTAGTAAAAGGATTGTTAGTCAAAGTACCTAGTAATTATAATCAACCTATTCTAGAAAATGGGGAAGTAGACTGGAGAGAGGTAGAAATACCTAGCAGCACTTTGACTAACACTGGTTATAGGTTACAAAAATCAGGTACGGGTACAGTACTTACACAAGCTAATCCTCAGATATATGTAGGAGGCTGGGATGGTACTTTTGTATACTCTTGGACTCAAAACCCTGCTTGGATTCTTTATGATATACTTACTAATAAAACCTATGGGTTAGGTATAGCAGAAGAAAACATTGATAAGTACAGATTTTATCAGGTAGCACAGTATGCAGACGCTTGTGATAGTAGTAGTGGCAACTTTATAGGAGTAACGGGTATGGCTGATGGATCTTTTAGGCATAAGCCTAGAGGAGAGTTTATCACTATACGAGAAAATCAAGTAGGTCTTGGTAAAGGTGTTGTATTATCTGAGAGAAGGTTTGTAACTGACTTAACTATCTCTGCACAAGGACAAACTATAGATTTATTAAATTCTTTAGCTGCTTCTATACGTGCGGCTGTTATATATGCTGGTGGTAAGCTTAGTTTAGCTGTAGATATGCCTGATGAGTTTCCTGTTATGTTATTTAATGAAGCTAATATTAAAGAAGGTACTTTTCAAATAGCTGGAACTAAAGAAAGCGATGTACTAACAGGCGTAGACGTAAGTTATATAGAACCAAGTAATCACTTTAGAAGAGAAGTAGTGCGTATAGATAGTGCTGATGCTAATGATGGCACTGATGCAGCAGAAATAGAAAACATAGCTAGCTTAGAATTACTAGGTGTTACCAGAAGAAGCCAAGCTATGCGTGCTGCTCAGTACCAAATAGCTGCAAGTAAGTATATGAGAAGAACTACTACCTTTACTACTGGTACAGAAGCACTTTATCTAAGTCCAGGCGATGTAATAGCTATTGCTAGTCAAGGTACTGGTATAGCTTATGGTTACGGTGGAAAAGTTATAGCTAATAGTGCTGTATCAGTAGGTACAGATACTAACGTTACTTTAGAGCACTTTACAGTTCCCGGCCTAACTAATAATATTTTTACTAGCAATACATATCCTATAGCTTTAAGAGTTATAAGATCTGATAGTGACCAGATGGATTTATTTATAGTAAGCAACACTAACTATGAATTGTTTAGTACTGGTAACGTAAGTACAGGTAGTGATACTGCTAATGTATCTGTAGTTGCAAGATTCAACCCTATAACTAAGAATCTAACCAGTCTTTCTGGTGCAGGATTACTAGCTAACGTAGCGCCTAAGAAAGGTGATTTATGGAGTTTAGGAGAATTTGAAGATACTAGTAATTACTACACTAATAAATCAGGTAAGTTATTTAAGATAACAGATATAGGTAGAGAGCCTGAGCAAGAAGAGTTTACTATATCTGCAGTAGAATATATATCTAATATATATGTAGATTCAGATACATTTATAAACTATGAACCTACTGCTTATACCGATATAGACAGCCCCTTAAGTGTTCCTCCTGTTCCAGTAATTAATTTTAAAGCCGTACCTAGAAGAAGAATTGACGGCAGTATAGCAGTTGACGGGGTAATAGAAGAATCAGCTGATAAATTTGGTTTTGGTCAAACTTTTGCTACTATTTATGAACTTTCTAAACCCGATGAAGTGTTAACTGTAGAAGTTATTAATAACTCTTCTCCGCTTACTTTTAATGTATTTTCTACTGCAGGTGTATCTAACGATACTGCTCCTGCTACTCTAGCGGGTAAAAACGGGTTTACGACTCCTATAGGTACAGTACGATTACTGTGTAATTCTTATAGCATAGTAGATACCGCAGGGGGTACTCTAACTGGTAATATACAGATGCAGGTAAACGGCCTACAAAACTGTTTTGACCGTAATTTTAATAAACATATTTTAGACGTAAATGATGGAGGGGTATTTGGAGACTTAAAAGGCTCAGATTATGTTACTATACCTGTTATAGAAAAGGCTAATACTGGAGCTTTGTTAGATTTTGTTGGTCATAACTCTAAGATTACAGAAATAGCAAGACAAATTACTGGATTTACTTCTTCGTCAAATATACTTAAACTAGAAAATACTCTTACAAACGGGGTAAATTTAGATCAAGTATTACCTGCTGCCCCTTTTTATATTGAAATAAACCAACTGTTAGATTCAAGATACTACAATAATAATAGCTTTTTTGTACAAGGTACTGAGTATATATATACTCAAGATGGAGAGCTAAACACTGCACAATCTACTAACTTTATAAATATCGATGTAAAACCTATAGCTAGCACTCTTGTAAGATTAACTATTGACGGTATTGAGAAAAATAGTGGGCAGTACTCTATTAATGTTAATAGGGATCTTAACATTAAAGCAAACATAGCATATTCTGTCGCAGTTGGGGA